GTACAGATTAAACAATTTTGAATTAATAAGAACGTAATCAGTTGTATTTACAAATGAATCATGGTCAATTTGACGAGACGTAGTTGATGTTGGTTTGGTTGCAGCAGGTTCAGCAATCAAATCTAAATTAATCGGATTGTCGGTGTTATTACCCTCAAAAAAAGCACCACCAACCAAATTGGTTTTTGTGGCTTGTGGATTGCTTAATGGATAACTAAGACTAGAACTATTAACGTCACTATATATGTCATGTTGACGTTTATTAATAGGGTCAGAAGTTCCAATTCTTGAATTTACAAATTGTTTATTAAAGGGCTGTATGCGTAACGAACTATTGTTATCAAAATTAATGTGGCTATTTTCTAAAATAGCGTACAAATTTTTATAACTTCCCTCAGTTATTTGAGAAATAGTACAATTTCTGTAAATTATTGGGTAAGCATTAACTGACGGTTCATACGAACCAAAAATGCTATTGCCAATATAGTTTTCAAATACCAATGCGTTTTTAAACCCAGTTCTTAAAACCGCTTGACTACTTGCCGAACATTTCATATCTCGCACAACAATATTTTCAAAAGTAGTGTTTGACCAAACCGCAGTTGGCGAATCGTATGCTTGAGCAATTCTGACCCCCGATGAAAGGCCAGACGCAAAACCTGACAAAATGACGTTTTGAATCAATATGTTGTTATTTGCAACATTGTTGCCTTCTTTTCCTACGTAACATAGCGCTGATCTGCTAGCAACAGAAACATCAAAATGTACTTTTACATTCTTCATCAAGCCGGTTCGACCAGCCTGAATATCAATAGACGAGCCGCCAGTCGTTCCTATGTCGTATACACTAAGTTGAGCAATATTTGCCGCTGTCGCTTGAACAGCGTCGGTGCCATCTTCCTTTAAAAAAATATTAAAATCAGTAATGTTTCCGTACCCTGCAAATGCAAGATTTGCCGCGTATGAATCAGTATTCCAAATATTAGCTTTGACTGATTGACAGCCATACGCAATCATTGACCGATGCGAGTTAATAAATCTTGCGTTGTCTACAACAACATTGTCGCCAGACAACTGCAAAGATATGCCGTATCCAGCCTGACTTAAATTAGAACCGTTTTGCATTTTGGCATTGGCGACATAAATGCCAGATGAACGCTGAGCGCTATTAAACCCGTTTGCTAAATACTCAGCATCGCCGCCGCTTAAATACACACGAATACAATCCGCCACGTTTTCGCAATCAATCGACGATACATAGACATTTTTGCTACCGGTTGTTCCGTTGTCAGTTATAAGTAACGCATCAATACCATCTACAAAACGGCTTGTAACATTTGATGGCGCATAACAATTAATTGCATCAATGTTTACATTTTCACTACCAACAATAACAAACAAACCTGCGTTTGTATTGTTTGCCACAAAATCGTATTCGACAATAAATGTCGCCCTAGATGCGTCTATCTTAAAATTGGTTTTACTGATAATTGGAATATAAGCATTTGGCGCACCACTAAAAGCGCCCGTGTAAGGTGGAGCACTTGCTAAACGAAATGTGCCTTCAAATATCAAACCATTTGTTGCATTTTGTACTGCGGCATAAATTGCAGCCGTATCGTCCGCAACACCATCTCCTACAGCCCCAAAATCTTTAACGTTAACTATTTGCTGTAATTTGGCTTGAACTGTTTGAGAAAGTTCTGCAACGCCTGTTCCCGAACCAACACCAGTTGCAATAAAATGCAACCCTGGGGTATTAGATGTAGCGCCAATTAACGTAAAATTTGTGGTTCCAACCGAAACAATTCGGTATGTTTTTCCAATAACAAAATTACCTGCTGTTACAGAATAGCCCTGCTCATACATAATGGAATCGGCGTCATTGGCTGCTGGTGGCTGCGCCGAAGATGGAATATTGTCAAGAGTAACAATTAATAATTCGGTTGATGTTTTTACAATAAATTTGTATCCAATTCCTGTGGTTAGCCAAATTTCTCCGCCAGCAGGAACACGGCCAGCAGCGTCTAAAATAATTGGGTTTGTATGTGCGATTGTTCCTGAACTAGTTGTATAAGTTGCTAACGGCGTTGTTGTTCCCGCATAATAAGAGTAAATTTTTCCACCAGACAAGGGAACGCCATTGTCATCAAAAAACTGTTGGCCAGCGCCAGCAAACAAAGATAATGTAAAAGACATTTTTATTTCCTAAGTTAACTCAAGCGATACACAGTAAATGTATTAAGAGCAGTTCTGCGAATACGAAAATACGCTGAAACGCCGGTTGCAATTGTCAACGTACCTAAAGTGGTGTTGCCGTTAGCGCCAATAGTAATCGTGCCAGAAGCCGTATTAATCACCCACCAATCAAGGGCTACGTTATTAGCTGACCAAGACAATGCGCCTTCTATATCTGTCCCCGTGGGTAGCGTAATGGTATACGTCGTACCTGTTGTGTTCAGAATACCTGTAATCAGTTCAGCGCCGGTCAGAGTAGCCAAAGCCGCTTTTGAAGTCGGTGCGCCCTGATAGGGCATGACAAGGTTACTGTTGAATTGCGTAATACCAGCGTTGTTGATACGCATCCGCTCTGTAGTCGAACTCGCACCATCAGCCGTGGTACTAAATATTAAGCGTCCGGGCATATCGTTTGTGCCGGGAGTGCCGTCTACAGCAGAAAATATAGACGCTGCTTGAATATAGTCAGTGCCATCTGTCCCGCTAAATATCATTTGCCCCAAAATATCACCTGAAGCAACAATTGTTCTTCCGCCCAACGCAGCGCCACGAGACTTACCAAAGAAAAAGTAAGGCGGCGTAGAGTTATTTGTATTTCTTGCAACAGAGATATTTGATGCGGCGTTTGCTGTTTCTACCTGCAAAGTACCGGAACCTGATGCACCACCAACACCATTTGATGCTGTTGTGCCAATTAGTGTTGTTCCCGCAAAGTAGTTCGCCGCCGTACCCGACGCGTAGATGTTCCACTTGTTCGTGCCAGAGGAAACTAGCGAGGTAATGCCGTAATTGTTGGTGCCTTGGGTTTGATCGGCAACGTAAAGGCCGTGCTGATTCGTGATGGTAGAGCCTGCGCCTTTAACAGCGTTATTAGCTTTTAAACCTACTACATTAGTAACGGTGTACGCTGATGCTGCTGTTTGCACTACTCCAAGCACAGCAGCAACCTCGCTGGTTCCACTGGTTGTTCCTGTTGGGAAGAAAACGCCGCCCGATTGATTTGCGCCAGCAAACGATCCCGAACCAGTAATACGCAAAATATTATCTACGTTGCCAGCGCCACCCACCCCCATATATCCATTCACCGTCACGGTGTCGGTCGAGGCATCGCCAAGGGTTGTGTTGCCGGTGTTGTTAATACCAGTCGTCGTTAAAGTCGTGCCGTTAAACGTCAGGTTGGCGCTGTCTACTAAATTACCCCCCGTACCAGCATAAGTAACTCGACCAGAAGTCAGAGAGGAATCTGTGATGTCGTTGGCTGTTAGCGTTGTACCGTTAAAAGTTAGATTGGCAGATTGACCTATGGCGCTAGTGGACGAAGCGTAAAAAACTTGATTCGCCGTAAACGAAGTCAAACCAGTGCCACCAGCGCTAGTCGGAACAACTTTCCAGCCAATAACTTGAACAGCGTTAGCGTTGTCTTTATAAAACAGCTTGCCATCGGTAATATTGATGGCAAGTTCCGATCCCAATGTGCTATTGGTTAAATTTCCCGCAGATGGCGTAGCCGCAGCGGTGCTGCTGCTGTAAATTTGAATCGGTGTAAATCCTGTCTGTGCCATTTAGACCTCTGGCGTAAAAGTTTGCGGCAGCCACGGCGCTACCGCCTTTGGCACTTTCATCGCCGCAATTTGATTTTCAAGATTGGTCTGGATCATCTGCCCAGCTTCAGCAGTCACCCACGCAATGACATCAGCCTCAACCACTTCAGCAAAATCCTTGTTGCCAGGCTCTTTGAAATACCACCAGCCTTCGGATTCAACGTCGCCGATAGAACACAAGTATTTGGCGGCTGTAATTACGCCTTCGTTGGCCTGAATATCTAATATTCTGCAATTCATCAGAATGCCCCTCCACCGATGCCGCCGGTGGTCGTTAAAACGCCGCTGGACGGGTTAAATTTCAGCTTGGTCGATGATACGCTGATCGCCCGATTTCCCGACGTATTGTTGACCCAAGTAACGTAATAATCTGCGTTTGTCGTGGTGTCATCTGTCACCGCCACATTGTTTGCATTTGTTGCAGTTGTCGCCGATCCTGCCGACCCGTCGATGCTTACCCCTGTCAGGCTTTGGCTGGCGCTTGTCCTGTTTAACGCAATCGAAGTCGTGCCAATAAACAGGCTGGAATTGCCCAAAACCCCTGACGGAATCGTGCCTGACAGTTGACCCGCTGGCAAGTTGGTAAGACTTGCGCCCGACCCGCTAAACACGGTCGATGTCAGCGTGCCGGTGCTGGGGTTGTACTGGTATTTTGTGGACGACGAAAAAAGTGTTGTTAAGTTGCCGCTGGTTTGGTTCGCAAATAGCGGGTAGAACGTCGAATTCGTGGTCGTGTCATCAGTGACCGTCGCGTAAGCCACTGGCGTGACCCAAGTCGGGGCCGACGCACCGTTGGATTGCAACACCTGACCAGCCGTACCAGTTACACCAGACACGGCCAACGTGCTGCTGAAATCAATGGTGGTGAATTTGCCCGATGCCGCCGTCGTGGCGCCAATCGACATATTGTTGATCGTGCCGGCAATAGTCGGGGCGATTTCAACCGATCCAGCGCCCGCTGGTTTGATATGAACGTGACCAGTTCCGGTCGGGCTTATGTCAATTTGAGCATTTGCGCCGTTCATGTTAGTTGACACGTTCAGCGTCACATTGTCGCCGCCGCCGCCGCCCCATTGCAATTGGGCCGTGCCGCCAGCGTTTCGCAAAGCGCCGCCCGCACTTGTGGCCGCATCAAAAAACGGGCCGACAAACTTGGTTGTGGCCGTTACGGTTGTACCCCTGACTGTGTTTGCAGTCGTGTTGCCAATCGTGGGGGGCGCTGACAAATCCAACGTGCCGCCCAAAGTCAAATTGCCGGTGCTGGTAACAGTTCCCGATAAACTAATGCCCGATACCGTACCCGTGCCGCTGACCGATGTTACCGTGCCGACCGTAGGCGTTGCCCAGGTTGGGACACCGCTGGCCAGGGTCAGCACTTGGCCATTTGCCCCAGCGGCCAGCATAGCCGTGACTCCAGCGCCCGATTGATACGGAACCGACCCAGCCCCACCACCAGCCAGGTTTGTCGCCGTGGTGGCCGTTGTGGCGCTTCCCGCGGTGGTTGCTGTGGCCGCGTTGCCGCTGATTGATCCGGTGATGGTGTTGGTCACCGTCAGATTCAGCAACGTGCCAAGGCCGGTAATTCCCGTGTAATCGCCGCTGATCCTGGCGGTGTCGATGGTTCCGCTGGTCAGTTGGCTGGCCGCAATGGCGATATTGGCCGCGGCCAGGGCGGTCAATTGCCCTTGGGCGTTGACGGTC